ACTATTGATCCAAGAAGTGATTTTATCGATAATATATATTTCTAATAAATGCGTAACACAAGAAATAAAAAACCTTTTATACCTAGCAGAACAAGCCCTACTGGTAGTTCTAGAGCCTGTTTATGTTGGGATTCCAACACATATTCAATAGAATGTTGTGATGGTTCAATACACGCACAGGGCATTGGTGTTATTACTAGAATTACTTAAAAATGCAAAATTAAATCAAATAATCGTTATATATATAATATGAAATCAACTGAAATGTTAAATCAAATTAAAACACTTCTAAACATCGAGGTAAAACTTGAGGAAATGAAGTTAGAGAATGGTACTATAGTTAGTGCTGAATCTTTTGAAAAAGGAAAAGAAATCTTTATTGTTACTGATGATGAAAAAGTAGCAATGCCAGTAGGAGAATATATCCTAGAAGATGGCAGATTAGTAGTTGTAGAAGAAGAAGGAATTATTGGAGATGTTAGAGAAGTTTCTGATGAAGTTCCACAGAAAGAAGGAGAAGATGGAGAAGAAATTACTTCAGATTTAAAAGAAGATGACTATGAAGAAGATGATAAAGAAAAGAAAATGGCAGATGTAGGAGATTGGGAAGGAATGGAAAAAAGAATCCAAAATCTTGAAGATGCTATTGCTGATCTTAAAAAAGATAAAGAAGGTAAAATGGAAGAAGAAGAAATGAGTTCTGATTCACAACCATTAAAATCAAGAACAGTAAAAGAAGAATTTTCTGAAGCTGCTGTAAAGCCTATAAAACACAATCCTGAATCAGGAAACAAAAAAATAAATAAAGTAGAATTTGCAAAAGGCAAGTTTAACACGACACTAGACAGAGTATTAAATAAATTAAATAAATAATAAAAAAAATGAGTAATCTAAAAAATGTACAATTAGCAACTGCTGTAAATATCACTACTACTTATGCAGGTGAGTTTGCAGGAGAATATATTGCTGCAGCACTTCTTTCAGCTTCTACAATTGATGATGGGGGATTAACAGTAAAAGCAAATATTGCTTACAAAGAAGTAATTAAAAAATTAGCAACAGGAGATTTAGTAAGTCCTGCTAGTTGTGATTTTACACCTAATTCATCTGTAACACTTACAGAGAGAATTATTCAACCAGTTGAGTTACAAGTAAACCTACAATTATGTAAGTATGACTTCGTAAACGATTGGGAAGCACAATCTATGGGATATGGTTTAGGTCAATCTTTACCACCAAAATTCTCTGACTTTATGATTGCACACGTTGCAGCAGAAGTTGCACAAAACACAGAAATCTGTATTTGGAAAGGAGATACTGCAGGTGCAGCAGGAGTTAATTCTTTTGATGGATTTGAAAAACTAATCGCAGCTTCAGCAGCAGCAGGGGATATTCCTGCAGGTCAGCAAGTGGCAGCAGTTGGTGGTGGTTTAAATGCAGGTAACATTATTGCAGAATTATCTAAAGTAGTTGATGCTATTCCAGGTTCTTTATATGGAAAAGAAGATTTGTTTGTTTACATAGGTTCAGCAGCAGCTAAATATTATGTTCAAGCATTAGGTGGATTTGCAGCTAATGGATTAGGAGCAAATGGTGTAAACGCACAAGGAACACAATGGTGGAACAATGGTTCACTAAGTATTAATGGTGTTAAAGTGTTTGTTTGTCCAGGAATGAGTCCTAACAAAATGTATGCTGCTCAAAGAAGCAACTTATATTTCGGAACAGGAATCTTAAACGACACTAACGTAGTGAAAGTTTTAGATATGGCTGACTTAGATGCTTCAAACAATGTTAGAATGGTAATGAGATTTACTTCTGCAGTACAATTTGGTATTGCTTCTGACTTAGTAGAATACGCATAATAATTAACTAACTGAATTAAGGCAGGTGGAATAATCTGCTTGCCTTTTTTTTTAAATAAAATATAAATACTATGGCTTGTACACTAAACACAGGTAGAAAAGTACCTTGTAAAAGTGCCTTCGGTGGGATAAAAACTGTTTACTTTGCTGATTATGGAACTATTGCATCAATTGCAGTAGATTCAACAACAAAAGAAGCAACAATAACTAATGGTTCTCCTGCTCCGACTTGGTACGAATACGATGTAAAAGGTAATTCATCTTTAGAAACAACTGTAACAAGTTCTAGAGAAAATGGTACTACTTTTTACACTCAAACTTTAAACTTAACATTAACTTATTTAGATGCTAAAACTCAAGCAGAACTTCAAGTTCTTGCAGTAGGTAGACCTTACATTGTTGTAGAGGACTACTATGGTAATAATTTCCTATGTGGATTTGAAAATGGTATGGATTGTACAGGTGGTACAGTAGTAACAGGAGCAGCAGCAGGGGATTTAAGTGGGTTTACTCTAACTTTTGAAGGATTAGAAGAAACTGCACCTTATTTCTTAGATGCAGCAGTTACTCCAGATGTAACACAAATTGATCCAACTGCATAATAATAGTTTTTTTAATTGAAAATCAAGCACTCTATCTAGGGTGCTTTTTTTTTGCTTAAATGATTGTACAAATTGCATAGATAATTACGTTATATAAGTAATGATTATATTAACTACATCAGCAACTGCCCAAGCATTATCAGTTATTCCTAGAGAATATACTGATGCTTTTAGTGTATCTATTCGTGATGATAGCACAAATGTTATTAAATATTATAATATCACTAATGCTGTAACTTCAGGAAATTATCTTAACTTTAATCTAACATTTAATCCTTTATTAGTAGAAAATCATTTTTATGATTTAAGATTATACATAGATTATAATTATTGGAATACAAATTATAGTTTTTGGAATTTATCTGAACAAATTTGGAATATAGAAACTGAAGAAGTAGATGATATTTACAAAGACAGAATATTCTGTACAAATCAAGATATAGATCAATTAAATAAAAATGACCATTACGAAATAAATAAAGGTCAATATACAACATACGATGGGTATGATAATACATACATAGTAATATGAAAAAAATAAGATTAAGAAATGCTAAGGGTCAATTTAAAAAGGCTTCAAAAGTATCGGAATTTGGTTTTGTAAATTTAAGCACTTACACAAGTCCAGAAATTAAAGAAGTAAATGGTAAAGAATGGATTGAATATGGAGCAGATAATAACTATTTTCAGTATTTAATTGATAGATATAATGGAAGTCCTACAAATAATGCAGCAATTAATGGCATAAGTCAAGCTATTTATGGTAAAGGAATAAATGCTACTGATGCTAATAGAAAGCCAAATGAGTATGCTCAAATGATTTCTTTATTTAAAAAAGATGTAGTCAGAAAATTGTGTTATGATCTTAAATTAATGGGTCAATGTGCAATACAGGTTATATATACTAAAGACAGAAAAAAAATAGCACAATTAGCACATATGCCTATTGAAACTTTAAGGGCAGAAAAGTGCAATGATGAAGGTGATGTACCTGCATATTACTATTTTAAAGATTGGGCAAACATAAAAAGAAGTGATATTCCTTTAAGAATACCTGCTTTTGGTATGTCTAAGGAAAATATAGAGATATACTATATAAAACCATATAAATCTGGATTTTACTACTATTCACCTGTGGACTATCAAGGTGGTTTACAGTATGCAGAATTAGAAGAAGAAGTATCTAATTATCATTTAAACAACATTATGAATGGTTTAGCACCATCAATGCTTATAAATTTTAATAATGGTACTCCAAATCAGGAAGAACGTAAATTAATAGAACAAAAGATTGCACAAAAGTTTTCAGGAACAAGTAATGCAGGTAAGTTTATACTCGCTTTTAATGATAATAAAGAAAGTCAGGCAGAAATTACTCCTGTTCAATTATCTGATGCACATAATCAATATCAATTTCTTTCAGAAGAGGCTACAAAAAAAATAATGGTAGCACATCGAGTAGTATCACCTATGCTATTAGGTATAAAAGACAGTTCAGGTTTAGGTAATAATGCAGATGAAATAAAGACTGCTTCATTACTTATGGATAATACTGTTATTAGACCTTTTCAAGAACTTTTAATAGATTGTTTTGACCAAATACTAGCATACAATGAAATTGCTTTAAACCTTTACTTTACGACCTTACAGCCACTAGAATTTACAGAGGTTGATAGTTCAATACAAGACAAAGAAGATATTGAAGAAGAAACTGGCTATGAATTTAATAAGGTAGAACTTAAAATGATTGATGGTCAAAAGGCTTATGACACAAAAGAAGAAGCTATAAAGGTAGCTGAAGAAAAAGGATGTGGTGGCTATCACGAACACGAAGTAGAAGGTGTTGTTTATTATATGCCTTGTGAAACACACACAGAACTTAAAGCACCTTGTTGGGATGGATATGAGCAGATTGGAACTAAAATGAAAGATGGTAAAGAAGTGCCTAATTGTGTTCCATTGTCTGAAATGAAATTGACAGAAGAAAATGAATTGCAAGAACTAACAGACCAATTGTCAGAATATGGACAAGATGAAGCTGATCTTTTAGAAAATTATGAATTAATTGATGTTTCTGAAGTTGATTATGAAAATGATGATAGACAAGATGAATTAATTAAAGAATTAAATGAAGAAAAACCTAAACAATCAACACTTAGTAAAATAGTAAATTTAGTAAGAACAGGACAGGCATTTCCAAATAGAAAATCTGCACAAGATGGAGTTACTAAACAAACTGGATTACAAAAATTTATGGTTAGATACCAATACGCACCATTAAAAGTAGATGATGATGGTAGAAAATTCTGTAAAGCAATGGTTAGAGCCAAAAGAATATATCGAAAAGAAGATATTATCAAAATGGGCAAACAACCAGTTAATCCAGGATTTGGAGTTAAGGGTGCTTCAACTTATTCTATATGGTTATATAAAGGTGGTGCAAGATGCCAACACAAATGGTTTAGAAAAACATATATGCTAACTTTAGATGGAGATAAGTCTTTAGTAACAACTACTAAAGCAAAGTCATTAGGTTTTAAGTTTCCTGTAAATGACCAATTAGTTCCAGTTGCACCAAAAGATATGAAATACAAAGGTTACACAAAGTCATATTGGGATAAAATGGGTTTTGGTAAAAAGAAAAAAAAGAAATAAACTATGGCAACAATACTTTTTATAAATCGTACTGATCTAATAAGAAACTCTATAATGGATGGAAATGTCGATACTGACAAGTTTATCCAGTTTATAAAATTAGCACAGGAAATACACGTTCAGAACTATATGGGAACTAAATTATATGATGGCTTAACTGCAGCAATACCTAATATAGATCAACCTGCTAATGCTAGGTGGAAAACTTTATTAGATGACTATATAGTACCGATGCTAATATGGTTTGCACAAGTAGATTATTTGCCTTTTGCTGCATATCAAATTAGAAATGGTGGTATGTTTAAACACAAATCAGAAAATTCAGATACAGTAAGTAAAGAAGAAGTAGATTACCTAACAGAAAAAGCTAGAACTAATGCTGAATGGTATTCTAGAAGATTTATTGACTTTATGAGTTTTAATGAAACAACATATCCTGAATACACAAACAACACGAATGATGATATATACCCAAGTTATGATGCAACATTTAATGGGTGGGTACTATGAGATATAAACCGAAAGAAAAAAATATAGAAAAATTAAAAGTCTTTTTAAAAAAGATACAAAATAATAAAACAAAAAAATTAAAGTATGGCAACTCTATTTAACACTAAAATTTCTGCAACTTACGAGGGTCTATTTAAGACAATCGATAATGCTGCAATAACTGCTTCTTTAAAAGAATTAACAGATGGTTCAGGAAACCAATCAGGTCTTTATGTAAATAATGCAGGAGATTTTAAAGTTTCTAACATATTAGAATGGGGTTCATTAAAAGACACAGGCACAGGGGTTACAATAACTCGTTATGTAACTTCTACTGATGGAATAGAAAACTTTGATAATAATACTTCACTTCCTACAAGTGCTGCTGTAAAACTATATGTAGATACTAAATTCTCGCAAACAGATACTTTACAGGAAGTTTTATCTTTTGGAAATACAACAGGTGGAAATGACATTGTAGTAAGTGCTAGTGATGACATTACGTTTACTGATTCTAGTAAAGCAATATTCGGAGCAGGTAGTGATTTACAAATCTATCACGATAGTTCAAATATTTCATATATAAAACATAATACTTCTTCAGATTTTAGAATACAAACTTCAAGTACAGGCTATATTAAATTAATGGCAGAATTAGAAAATATGGCTGTATTTATACCTAATAGTGCAGTAGAACTTTATTTTGATAATTCTAAAAAACTAGCTACTACTAATACAGGAGTAGATGTTACTGGTAATCTTGTGGTAAGTGGTAGTATCACAGGAGCAGGTGGTTCATTCTTGCCACTTGCAGGGGGTACAATGACTGGTAATATTGTTTTAAACGATAATGTTAAAAGCATATATGGAACAGCTAGTGATGGACTTGAAATCTATCACGATGGTTCAAATTCATTAATTGCAGATACAGGAACAGGATTATTAAATATAAGGTCTAACGAAGTTAGAGTAACAAACGCAGCAGGTAATGAAATACAATTACAAGCAATAGAAAATTCTAGTGTAAAATTATATTTTGATGGGAGTGAAAGATTTTATACTACTAATACAGGTGTACAAGTTATAGGTGCTTTATCTACTACAACAAATGTATCAGTAGGAGCAAATGCAACTTTTGTAGATAATGGAAAGGCATTATTTGGCAGTTCTAACGACTTACAGATTTACCACGATGGTAGTAATAGCTATATTAATGAAGCAGGAACAGGAACTTTAAAAATATTAACAAATGGACTAGAAATAAAAAATCCTGCTGACAATGGTTATATGGCATTTTTTGGTGCTACAGGTTCTGCTGAATTGTATTTTAACACAGCTAAAAAGTTTGAAACCCTTACAGATGGTGCAAAGGTTACAGGAAATTTAGAAGTAACAGGCACAATTACAGGTAGTGGTGGCTCGTTCTTACCATTAGCAGGTGGAACTATGACAGGCACAATTTTATGTGCTGATAATAAAGGTATTAATATCGGTGCTTCTAATGATTTACAGATTACACATAATGGTTCAACAGCAGGTACAATAAAAAACACATCAGGTAACTTTAATATACAACAATCAGCAGGTGGAAATATTTTTATTGAAAAAGATGATGGAGAAAATATGGCTGCATTTAGACCTGATGCAGCAGTTGAACTTTACTATAATGGTTCTCAAAAACTAGCAACTACAAACACAGGAATATCAGTTACAGGAAATGGAGTATTTACTGGAAATGTTTATATAGAAACTAATAACAGATTAGTTTTAGGAAACTCAAGCGAGGTTGAATTATTTTATGATGGAACAGATGGAAGGTTTTTAAATACAACAGGAGATTTAAGAATAGACCAATCAGC